ATGAAGGCTCGTAAGTCAACTGCTTCGGCGTGTGTTGACCTGTTCTACAAGATCGGCGCAAGCCGTGGTAAGGACATCACAGGCGACTTCACTGCCGCCTACGTGGAAAACAGTGATGTAGCACTACGTATCGCACAATGGGCACGAGATGTCCGTGGTGGTGCAGGTGAACGTCAATTGTTCCGTGACATTCTAGTACATCTAGAAAAGCGTGACCCAGACGCCGCTTTGGCTTTGCTTCGCAAGGTTCCAGAAGTGGGTCGTTGGGATGACATCTTTGTCTTCCAAAGCCCAGTTCTGAAGTCAGCCGCTTATACCATGTTGGGTGATGCCCTACGTGCTAGTAACGGACTGGCTGCAAAGTGGACTCCTCGTAAGGGTCAGATTGCCGCTGAAGTTCGTGCCTTCTTTGGCATGACTCCAAAGCAATACCGTAAGAGCCTTGTGGCACTTACAAAGGTTGTTGAAACCCAGATGTGTGCTGGAGACTGGGATAACATCAACTTCAGTCACGTTCCTTCTGTAGCGTCTCGACTATACAAGAAGGCATTCAACCGTCACAGCCCAGCGTTCGCTGAGTATGTTGCCAAGTTGGTAAGTGGTGATAAGACTGTTAAGGTTAACGCCTCTGCAATCTTCCCACATGACGTGTTGAAGGGAGTGATCGGTAGCTACCGTGCAACTTTAGACAAGACAGAAACTGACCACATTGTGGCACAGTGGGACAGCTTGCCTAACTACGTTGGAGATGCCAGCATCATGCCAATCGTAGACGTTAGCGGTTCTATGTCCTGCCCAGCAGGCAAGAACACTAATGTAACTTGCATGGATGTTTCAATCAGCTTGGGCTTGTACCTAGCAGATAAGAACAAGGGTGTGTTCAAGGACACTTTCTTGACTTTCTCAGACAAGCCACAACTTGTTACTCTAAAGGGTAACATTGTTGACAAGGTTGCTCAAATGAGCAAGAGTGATTGGGACATGAGTACTAACCTACATGCGGCTATGAACAAGATTCTAGACGTAGCGGTTAAGAACTCAGTACCACAAAGTGACATGCCAGGCATGTTGCTGATCTTGTCAGACATGCAGTTTAACCAATGCGCCCGTTACGACGATAGCGCAATGCAAATGATCGAACGCAAGTTCGCAGATGCAGGTTACACTGTGCCACAGATTGTTTTCTGGAACCTAAACAGTTCAGACAACGTACCTGTAAAGGCAGACAAGAGTGGTGCCGCATTGGTAAGTGGATTCAGTCCATCAATCATGACTAGCTTGCTAGCCGCTGATTTGGACCAGTTCACTCCAGAAGGCATCATGCTTAAGACTGTAATGAGTGATCGTTACAAGTTGTAAACTGTTGTAGAAATACAACAAAGTTTGGGTAGCACCTTCGGGTGCTATTTTTTTAGGTTGACGAAACCAAAATTAGATAGTATAATATTTTTATACAGGAGCAAAAAATGCAAGTCTCAAGAATACAACAACATCAAATACAAGAATACAATCTTGAACAACGTCGTCTTCAAGAAAAGCGCGAGGAAGACTATCGTAAACTTGTAGAACGTAGAAATTTTGAACAAATTGTTGCAGAACGTATAGAAAGAAATATTCGTTTAGATTTGGACAAAGGTCGAAATATTGACATTGAATGTTAAGGAGCGATTATGCCATGGATTGAAAACGTAGCGGCAGATGATATCCCAAAAAGATTTCATCACGAAGCCGGAGAGAACTCAATGCTGATCAGCATTGTTGATCCAGCTAGTTGGCGTCCTACTCCTACACACAAGTTCAAAGAGATTCATAACTTTGAATTTCTAGATGTAGAAGAAAAGGATAAAGTATTAGAAGAAGCAATGAAGTGCAGTCAAGAACAGGCCAATGAACTTGTTCGATTACTGCAACACGCACTAGACAATCATATGAATGTTGTTGTTCATTGCTATGCAGGCATTTGCCGTTCGGGTGCGGTCTGTGAAGTTGGTGTAATGATGGGCTTCCGGGATACTGGTCGCTTTCGCAGTCCTAACCTGCTAGTCAAGCATCGCATGATGAAGGCCTTGGGTTGGACCTACGATGAAGATGAAAAGCCAAACGTTGATGATTGGCGAACTTTTACTAATAATTTTTAAGAAAGGAGGGCACTATGCCTAGTGTATTTTTAGTAAGCGACACGCACTTTGGTCACATGGGTGTATGCCGCTTTACACGTAACGATGGTGTTACCAAGTTACGTCCTTGGGATAGTCCAGAAGAAATGGACGAAGCTATGATCAAGGCTTGGAACGAACGTGTCAAGCCCACAGACAAAGTCTATCATTTAGGCGATGTTGTTATTAACCGCAGAGCATTACCCACGTTAGCCCGTTTAAACGGAGACAAGGTCTTAATCCGCGGTAACCACGACATCTTCCGTGACGACGAGTATAGGGCTTACTTCCGTGAGTTACGTGCCTACCATGTGATGAACGGGATGATCTTAAGCCATATTCCGTTACACAGTGACTCGATGGGTCGTTTTGGAGTTAACATTCATGGACATACTCACGCTAACCGCGTGAAGAAAGCACGTGGCGTTGACGCACGTACAGGAGAGATTTTGTACAGTGATGAAAACGATGTTCGTTACCATTGCGTTTGCGTGGAACAAACAGACTTTGCGCCCATCTTATTTGAAGACGTCATTGCCCGTATTGAAGCTGAAGGTGGTAGTGTAGGTTTTAAAAACGGCAATGGCCCAACAATGTAAGGAGATTGTATGTATCTATGTAGAGAAGAAGTTGTAAAAATTTTAGACACTATGGATAAATTTCCTGAAGCAACATCCTTTGAGTTGGTTCAGGATAACCATAGTGGTATTGGTAGTGTAACTAGTTTGATTGTACGTACTACAATTAGGTAAAAGCACATGGGTTAAAAATCAAGATTGGGCATTAGGTCTAACTGTGGTTAGCACAGATAATTTTGTAGAGGCATACGCTAAAGCACAAGGTAAAACTTATTCTGAAGTGTTTGTTGACTATATGCCCACAGCGGTAGATCTAATGGTTGAAGTTGTAGTTCATGCTCGAAAGCACGGGCATGATATTATTTGGGACCAAACTAGCACCACTGTTAAAAGTCGTGCCAAGAAGTTCCGTATGTTGCCAGACTATGAGCACATTGCTGTGGTGTTTAAGACGCCTGAACACGAGGAACTCATGACTCGTTTGTTAAGCCGTCCTGGTAAAGAGATTCCTGATCATGTTATCGCTAGTATGATTGCCAGCTGGGAAGATCCCACAGAAGAAGAAGGATTTAAAGAAATTTGGTACACATAAGTTATGTATGCAGTTAATAGGGCCTCCGGGCCCTATTTTTTTGGTTGTATAAATACAATAGTAGAGATAAAGGTTTAAATGCCAAAAAAGAATAAATACTCATAACTAGGTAATACCAGGAGTTATTACATGCCATTGCAATTACGAAGGGGCACAAACGCCCAAAGATTAACAATAACACCGCTACAGGGTGAAATAATTTACACTACAGATACTAAAAATCTATATGTAGGGGACGGAACAACTGTAGGGGGAACTGTCATAGCCGGTGGCGGTAGTGGCGGAAGCTACACTGACGCAGACGCTCAAGCAGCGGCAGCAGCATTGTTTACCGATGCCACGCATACAGGAATAACATTTGTCTATGACAGCGTTTTAGAAACCCTTACTGCTACAGTTACCGGTGGCGTTGATGCTGAACAGGTTCGAGATATTGCATCTTTAATGATGACCAGCGGAGCACACGCTGGAATAACATTAACCTACAGAGATGTAGGATGTAGATCTTACTGCTCCTACACCAGTAGCAGGTGATGTTCTAGCATACGATGGAACATTTTGGGGTCCAACTCAAAAAATAGCAGCAGTAGAAGATGACCTAGCTCCAATACTAGGAGGCGCACTAGATTTAAACAATTATAATATCACAGGCACTGGAGATATTGTTATAACAGGCACTGCTGAACTTGATGGAATTTATATTCCTCCAACTACACTAGGTGGATTAAGCATCCACACTGAGGGATCGCTAAACGACGATTATGATCTGTTTACTATTTCCACATGGGGAGATACAGACCTTGGTGCTGGTATGGACTTCTCTAGAGCTAGAGGAACTGTTGCAAGTCCGACTACAATACAAAATGGTGACGTTGTATGGACAATATCTTATAATGCTCTTGGTACAGTAAACTACGGTGCTGCCGCTTATACTACTGTTACTGTAGATGGCGCACCTGGCGCAGAAGCAATTCCTGGTAGATTTAACATTTACACAGGAACAAACAGACTTGACGAATTTACCGTTGCCTTAAGCGTTGGCGCTAATGGTGAAGTTACTCTTACCAATAACACAGTTGAAGCAGGACTAGGTGCTGGAGAAGTTGACACTGGTAGTGGTGCATTAACATACCTCAAAGTAGTTTTAAATACCAGCAACCTAGGAGCAACACTGGCCACAGGTACTGCTATAGTTACTCTTACCTACGGTTCAACACAGGGTCTATTTGCTGGACAGGTATTTACAATCCAAAGCGGCACAGGAGAATTTGGTGTAGCAGCAGAGATATTATCTGTAGACAGTCTTACACAGGTAACTATGAGTGTAGATCATGCTGTTGCTGGTGCAGTTGTATTTGGTACTACCAAAGAGTTTGCACTACCGTTGTTTGGACTTAATCCTTAATTAGAAAATCTATATTGTTATAGAATCTAAAAGTAGCGACAGTACGATGTGCCGCATGTGGGTTGAATACTCCATGCGGCACATTTATTCTTAATAGTGCAGGTTGATTCAGCTCAAATCTATGCACTTCTTTAACCGAACTATGTTGTAATCCTCCACAGCCGTGCCACGGATAATACACTTCGGGTGCATCATCTAATCTTTCGTAAAAGAATGTTGTACTGCCTTCGCAGTTTTCCAAGGGAATGTTAACAGCAAATGTTGGATTAAACTGTGTATCCAAATCAGTGTAGTATTCTGGATTGTCCTGTGCATCTTGATGAATAAAAATAGACAAGGGATCTTCGTGATCGGTGACAGTGATATCTTTTGGCGGAGTAGTAAAATAAATCAGTTGGTGCATCTGCAGGCCAACACTGGCAAAGTCTTTGATAAGATTGGGCATGTGAAGTTTTACTTCATCGTCAAAATGGCACCACCACCACATGTCGGGACTGTACTTACCAGCACTATAGTAAAAATCAATAAGATCTTTTTGATGTTGCTGCCAATTAGGTATATGTACGTATTTAGAATATATCATTCAAATGCCCATTTCTTTACAAACAAGAACATAGTAATGCGCCAGCCATCCGTACGGTTCCAGCCCGAGTGCGGAACTTGTCCATTAAACACAATCGATTCACCTACTTTGTTACCTGTTACCTTCCCGTCAATTTGTAATGCTAATAGATTAGGATCTTCGCTGGGTATAAACACACCTACAACAATATTATAAATTGAAGTTTCTGCATACGGCGGAAGATCATCACTGTCAACATGATCCGGGATAGTAGAGTTTGGACCAATAAAATTAAACAAAGCTCTTTCGACACCCTGCATGTTTTTTAAATATTCTGTTACTGGTGCAAATTTACTTTTAACAATTTCATGTATATGATCATTGGTTCCTACCTGATCATATACGTGTAGCACAAACCAGTTAACATCGTCACGCTGTTCTTGATCTTTTAAATCTATAACTTATTATCATGGTACTCTAAATAAGTGTGTAAATCCTGTTTGCCTAAACCATTTCTTAATATCAGCGTCGGCTATTAGGAAATCATTTTTAAGACGATCTAACATTGTTTCATTTTCATCAACAATCTGCATAAATCTTAAAAAGTTACTATCTATATCTTTTTGTATGCTTCGTTGATTTTCTCTAGCATGATCTAAAAAATACACTGTGTTTGAAACTACTGCATCCATTCTAGTATCATAGTTGTCAATATACGCATATCCAGGAATACACAGATATTTATCTACTGTTTTTAAGCCACGATCCTGCAGATAATTATATCGATCTATGCTGTCAGCTAAAATGATAGGATGTCTATTGACCACAGCTCGCCACGTTTTTTCAGTAAGAAACCTACTGTCAGTGGCAGGATAGTAGACATGTCCTTCTGACACAATACTTAAACTAGTGTTCCAAAAGATATTTGGATCCATCCAATTAGGATCTTTGATAAACTCTTGTTTATTGATCGATCCTGTTGACCATTCTTTGCCTGTGAGTCTGCTGTATTCTTTGGCATTGCTGTACAGGTCATCAACTGATTGATCACAGAAATTAATAAAGTGGTTGTATTCTGCATCAGAATACTTTTTCAAATGTTCTCTACACCAAGTTTTATCTTCATCAGTCCACGGAGGAAAGAAACTCCATGATCCTTTTGATAACAATTTCTTATCATAGAATTTACTCAGCAGTCCTATTCTGTTTGGTCTTGAAGGTACTCCAGTAAGAAACAAAAATCTTCCTGCTGACGAGTTCCATGGTAGTACTTGATCTAAACGATCTTTGTAGCTTTCCCAGACACAGCCTACACTATAGTCCCAGAATAAAATTTGATAGCCTAAATTTCTTTTGTTTAATTCTTGTTGGTATTGCTCGCAGATGCCAGCGATAAGGTATAGATTTTTTACACCTTTTAATCTAGCATACTTTTCTACTCTGCCTAACAGGGCATAAAAGTCTTCGTTGTTTCTATACAAGAATCCTTCGCAGAGTAATAGTCCAAATATTGTATCAACAGGCACAGCACGATCTATATCTTTGTAGATCAAATCTTCTAGTGCAGTATAAATTTTATTCTGATCCTGTACTTCGTCATCAGTATACCAAAGTTCAAAATTAATTAGTTCCGCTTTCTTCATTCTATATACCCTGTTATCTGTAACGTATAACGATCTATGTGACCTAGGTTAGCAGCCATATGCGGTGTAGTACCAGTCCAGAAGAACCAGTCACCTGCTCTCCACTTTATATGAGAATCATTGGCAACTTCTGAAATGTGCCCAGGCGCCCAATCTTCTAGAAATACTATTATCCTACAAACGTCTGAAATAGCCAGTGTCGGATTAGTCTTAAGAAAGTAAGCATATTGATCTGTATGATAAGGAAGAATCATTCCAGGCAGCATTTTTTGAATTGCAAACAGCGGATTCTTTACTCTAAAGAAAAACTTTTTAAAGTATTCTTCTTTGTCAGAATCAATGCCTTTGTGTATGTGCGCTATAATTGATTCGTGTTTATATCTATTGTAGTCTTCTGTGTCTACAAACTGGAACCCTGTGAGAGGAGCATAGTGGGCTTCGTAGACTAATTCTCTATGCCAATTATTAAACTGACCTAACTCTACGTTGCCCTGTATCATTCACTCCAGCCTTCTTCCCAAACTTGAGGACCTTTCTTTGGCACAGCAAAATTAAGATACATCTCAACTTTTTCTAAATCGTCTTTTGATTTAAGACTTACTAGCTCATTGGCAAAGTGTAATTCAACACCGTTGTCTATGGCAATTTGCAATAGTTCACTGCGTCTAGCTACATCATCTGTAAGACTATACATACTGCAAAGAACAATGCCGTCCGGTCTTTCTTTGATGTAGTGTTCTAATGCTGGCATCCAATCCATGTGTTCGTTTTCAAATTCATAGCTGGTGTACGAAATCTTGTTCTTTTGGCAGTAGGGTTCGATGATAGCACGTTGCATGGGCAAAGGTATGTCCTTGCTGAACTTACTGTTCCATCCTGCGTAGGTAATAAAACTCTTACCAGTATAGTCCATGGTCTGTGCAACTTCGTGGTCTCCAGGCAGACGCATAAAACCACCCGGCAGTCTACGACCCCATTCTTCACCTTCAATAAGAATACGCATGTCAAGACTTACTCTAGTATAGCCTTCTTCATTGTTTACATTACCATGTAGATGTTCCTGAAAAAACAAATGACTCTGTCCAGGTTTAAGTGTCACTGGCCATGCGTGTTTTAAACATTCGTCTTCAAACTTTTCTAGGCTCCA